ACTCCAGGCTGTCACCGAGCCTGAAAGCGCAGAAGCAAAAGCCCTAGACGGCTCATACGGTGGCTTCCAGCCCAAGCCAGCCGTAGAAGTAGTCATCGTCGCTATGAAGCCCCTCTCCGAGAAGACCTATGTAGACCAGGCGTTGACGAATTGCAAGGGGATTACGTGGCTGGATGATTGCCGGGTACCTCTTGGAGAGGATGGGAGTCTCGCCGCGAAGAACCCACATACGAAGCGCGAGAACAGCCGCGACTACACGGAAATATACGGTGAGTTTCAGGCCAGCGAATACGAACTGCCGCAAGGCCGCTTCCCCGCCAACCTTCTCTGTTCTGATGATGTGTTAAATGATGGGAGGGTATTGAAAAGCGGAAAAGATCGTAACCCAAGTCTCGCTGGAAACGATACAGCTTTTTTCAGTAATGGCTCTAAATACTACAACTCAGCCTCAAACTATGGAGACAGCGGAAGCTATAGCCGATTTTTCTCCCTCGACGCATGGGCAAAGACCCTCCCTTTCCTCATCGTCCCCAAAGCAAGTAAGGGGGAGAAGAATGAGGGGCTAGAAGACAGGGATCTTGTAACGGTTAGCGATGGGAGAGAGAAAGCAATCGACAACGCTTTTCAGAGAGGTAAGACAGAGCGTAAGAACTCCCATCCAACCGTTAAACCCCTCAAGCTCATGTCCTACCTCATCACGCTGGGCTCACGTCCAGGGGATGTTGTACTCGACCCATTCGTAGGCTCCGGTACTACCTGTATCGCCGCAAAACAACTCGGACGACAGTACATCGGCATAGAACGAGAAGTCGAATACCACGAGATAGCAGTAGCAAGAATCGCAGCAATTCCGGCAACGCTAATCTAACCCCCATCAAATAAAACAACTCTACCCATGAGGAAAGTCGCAACGAGTTACAAAGGAAAACACTTCATCATCGAAGATGCAGATACAGAGGATTTCATTGACCCTTACATAGACGCCGCAGAAGCAGATATTGCGTACGACAACGCCAAAAGACACCAGAACTGCGACGAACTCTGTACCCACAAATGGCTGGAAGAGAACCCAGATACATTCTCAACCGGCTACACAGAAGTACGTACCGGCCCGGAAATAACCTGGGAAGCACCGGGAATTGAAGAAAACACTAATTCCCGGGAAGACAATGCCTAACAAACCAACGTATCGGTATTTCACGCCCGAACAGATAGACTCCATTCCTGGAATAGATGAGCCCATGATTTCCCCATGTCTCATACCAGAAGGCTTTATGCAGGAATGGAATGATCAGACACAAAGGTATTGCCTCAGAAAGAAGCGGGATAACTCATTGACAGAAAAACAACCATAGGGTGTATACTATTCTCATATTAGAACCCATAACCACGGGAAATGACTATCACAAAACAAGACGTAGAAATCTTTTACAACCTCATAGAGAGTTCCAGCATCAGTGGCAAGTCTGTCGAGGTTGTATCAGAACTTAAAGGAAGGCTCCTCGATTTTCTAAAGAGTACGCCGGAAGCAGTCGTTGTAGAGGAAACGGCAGAATAGTATGTCTGACTATCACCTCGAAGAGCTAACACCAGAGGACGCAGCAAACCTTACTAAAGAACTTCAGGAGGTTCTTGCGAAGTACAACGCAGAGATGGGAGTATCATCCTCGATAAATCTCATGAAGCGCGTAGAATCTATCCCTTCATTCCTCACTAAGGAAGATATTGAAAATGGCAACCAAGCTCCCGAAGCTAACTAAGAAGCAAAAAGACTTCGCCAAGGAGTATCTTGAGACTGGAAATGGTGTGCAATCAGCCCTGAAAGCATACGACACAACAGACTACAAAACAGCTTCGGTAATCGCTCACGAGAACTTAGAAAAACCTAGAGTCAAGGAGTACCTAGAAAGCAAAGCAGACAAGGCAGCAGAGTTTATCTATAAACTCGCTGAGTCAGCAGAGAACGAAGGAGTGCGATTGAGCGCAAGCAAAGACATCCTTGACCGCTCAGGCTTCAAGGCTTTCGAGCAAGAGCCGCCGAAGACTGTCAACAACACGTACAACATGTTGTTTTCAGCAGAAACCCAAGCGTCCATTGCTGAGATAGAAGCAAAGATAAAGGCGAATCTAATCAAACCCCATGTTGAAGAGACTGATTAAAGCTTGGAAGCTTTCTGGCAAAGACCTCACTGACAAAGAGATAGAGGCACTGCCAAACATTGGCGACGGCAAGGCGGCGTTCTTCGGTGCAGGCACCGCGCAAGACTTCGAGGACATGAAGAACGAAGAGAGCGGCATGAAGGCATGGATTGATAGGCTTAAGCAGCTCTAATGGCTCGCTACGAACACACTCCACGCCCTCTCATTGAGGACCATCACCACATAAGAGACCTCATTGAAGGCCAAGAGCGGCGTACAGAGGACCGTGTGTACCATCAGAACCGCATAAAGGCCAACCAAGAGCGCGATAAGGACATCAAGGACGCTAAAGGACAAGAGACAAAGCCGTTCTGGTGCGAGACCTGCAAGCTAGACTTCTTCGGTGAGTCCATTAAAGAGGTAGAGGTTGATTGGTCATGTCCTACGCAGAACATCGCGTTCTATAGGACAAAGTGTTTTAAGGGACACTGGACCATGCGCCTCATCACAGACCCCCACAAGGACAGCTACTACGCAAAGTCCTTGATGGTAGCGAAGGACCGAGGAAGCCACAGCCTCGACATCCTCCAGCCGAACGAAACAAACTTTAACCTCCTTTACGGAAAGAAATAACCATGAACATAAGCAATAACAGAATCGTAGTAGAACGAATAGAAGACGAAAAGCAGGAAGGAGGCTTTGAAATGGTGAACGTGCAGGACAGCTACGTGTACCGCGGCAAAGTCACCATCGTACCGGAAGCTCCTATCTTCATGGGCAACAAGCAGCTCTCCGTTGGCGACACTGTGCTCTTCGCTAAGTACAGCCCGGACACACAGGAGCTTGAGCACGAGGGCAAGAAGATTAAGTTCGTGCGCGTAGAAGACGTAATGGCTATTCTGTAATATGAGCAAAGAGATTCTGAAGGGACACGACGCACGCCTTCGCATCAAGGCAGGCATCGACAAGGCAGCAGACGCCGTGCGACCAACGCTCGGTGCAATCGGCATGACCGCAGCCATCGAGTACCCGGGCCTCGACCCGCTGGAGTGCGATGATGGTGTGACTATACTCAAGAACTTAGACTTCAAGGACCGTTATGAAAACATGGGCGTACAGATGCTACGTAAGGCTGCTTTGCGTACTAGTTCAGAGGGTGGCGATGGAACGGCGACTACCACCGTTCTTACGGCCGCATTGGCTACTGAGGCTTTCAAGGAGATTGCCAACGATAGCTCAAAGATACGAGAAGTCAGGGAACGGCTTGCCGCAGGACTGGCCGAAACACTAGAGCAACTCACTAAGCTCAAGCGCGAGGTCTCAGAAGACGACATCGAAAAGATAGCCGCTATCAGCTCCCTAGACCCTGAAGTGGCAACACTCATCGCAGAAATCATCAAGGAAGTAGGTGTAAATGGCGTTGTAACGGTAGAAAAGGGCGCAAGGCTAGGCTATACAAGCGAAGTAGTGAAGGGCGCACGCTTCGACAAAGGCCTCATCTCCCCATTTTTCATCAACGACCATGAGAACAAGCAGACCGTCCTGAATGACCCGTATATCGTCCTCGTAGACCGCAAGATAAGCACCAACGAGCAGATTCTAAGCCTCATCAACTCTATTGGAACGGGCAACGACATCCTGTTCATCGCGGATGACGTGGATTCAGTAGCTCTTGGTACGCTTGCATTGAACGCACAGCAGGGTCGCGCTAACATTGCGTGTGTCCGTAACCCATATTCAGCCTCAGCAGCGCGAGACTTCCTCTTTGATATGGCAGCACTCACCGGAGGCACCGTCATCAGCGAGGAAATGGGCATGAGACTCGACGAACAGACCAAAGAAGTCTGTGGTCGCGCAGAGAAAGTAATCGTCAATCAGCACACCACTACTATCATCGGTGGCAAGGGAGACGCTGAGACGCGCATCAAGACCATTCAGGGCGTGATAGAGGGAGCAACGAGCGAGTACGCAAAGAAGATGCTCGAAGACCGCCTCGCAGCCCTTACAGGAGGCATAGGCGTCATCAGGGTAGGTGCATACACCGACACTGAGTTCAACGCGAAGAAGTACAAGTTCGAGAACGCCATCAACGCTACTCAGGCTGCTCTTCAGGAGGGGATTGTGGCAGGTGGTGGCACAGCACTCGCAAAGCTTTCGACAGGGTTCTTGTTCGATGGCACTGGTGTCACTGAGCCTATGTTCAAGGCTGCACTCAGAGCACCGCTTGAGCAGATGGCAGCGAACGCTGGGATGCACTGGAAGTCTACTTGGTCTCAGTTCCAGGAGGACGCAGAAGGACAGGAAGGCTCACCCTGGTTCGACCATGGATTTGACTTCATCACTGGCGAGTACGGCAACCAGTTTGACCGTGGCATTATCGACCCGTACAAGGTCACGCGCCTTGCACTTGAGAGCGCAACAGCAATAGCAAGTAGCTTGATTAGTATTGAAACAGCTATCGTTCAGGAAGAGGAGGAACAGAAAGAGGCATAGTATCCGAAAGAGTGATATAATCTAGTATATGCCTACCGGAATCTATACTAGAACTGAGCACCATAAAGAAATACTCTCTAAATCGAGAGCTAAAGCAGTAGCACGTTCTGCTGAACTTAGACGTGGTGTCCCCTATACCGAAGAACGCAAAGCAGTGCAAAAGCAGGCTATGGCTAAATTCAAGGGTTCGACTAGGCCAAAAGAAATAGGAGAAAAGATAAGTGCCAAGCTTACTGGGAGAAAGCTGTCCGACGAGCATCGTAGGAAGATGAGCGAAGTGAACAAAGGAAGGAAAGGTACGCCAATGACTGAGGAGAATAAGATAAAAGTATCCTTAAGAAGCAGAGGCGAAAACTGTTCCTTCTGGAAAGGAGGAAGAACAGAACTTGGAAAACAAATCAAGAACCTGGCTCTTTACAAGGAATGGCGTGAGGCCGTATTCAAGAGGGACAATTGGACATGTCAATGGTGCAGTAAGAGAGGGAGCATAGAACTGTCCCCAGACCACATAAAACCATTTTCTGAGATTCTCGATGAACACAGTATAAAAACCCAAGAAGAAGCGAGGGTGTGTGAGGAGCTATGGAATGTAGATAATGGTCGCACGCTTTGTCATCCGTGCCACAAATTGACCGATACTTATGGCTGGAAAATCTACAATAAAAAACGGTAAACAACATTACTCGATTCTTACTTGGTTAACCGAGGAAAACATCGTGAGTGAGAAAGGAGAGGCTTTTGACTACTATCACAGGCCTTTCCTTCTTGATATCCTCACGGATTTTACGCCTCAACAGGTCACCATGGCCTGCGCGCAGGTTGGAAAGTCGGTCGTGTACAGCCTCAAGACCCTCTTCGCGGTAAAGCACCTTGGGTTCAATGTCATCTATACGTTCCCTACAGACGACTCGGTGAGGGAATTCGTGGGCTCGAAGTTCAACAAGCTCGTTCAGTCGAACTATCACGAGTTCAAGGGCATGGAGACGGACAGCATCGAGCGCAAAGAACTGAACGACAGATTCATCTTCTTCAAGGGAACAGTCTCGAAGACAGGGCCTATCTCGACCTCAGCAGACCTTCTGATTCATGACGAGGTATCTCGCTCGGACCAGGGAGCTATCGAAACGTACAAATCCCGTACGAAAGCGAGCCAATACAAGGGCCGCTGGCTGTTCAGTAACCCGGGTGGAGAACGGGACGAGCTTGACCTTGCTTTCCAGAAATCAGACCAGAAACAATGGTTCATAACCTGCCCTCACTGTGGAGATAGACATCACCTCGAATGGCCTGAAAGCATCAATCTGGAGGCCAAAAGCTACCAGTGTAGGGCATGCAAGGAGCCGATAAGCGACGAGGTGCGCAGGCGCGGGGTGTGGACTGATAAGGACGGCGTTGAATGGAAGGGACACATCAACCCGAACTACAAGGTGAGTGGATGGCGAATATCCCACATGATGTGTGATTGGATCAGCGCTGAAGAGCTTATCGAAGACAGCCAGGGAGACCCTGCATACTTCAATAACTTCGTCATGGGTCTTCCATACTCCCCAGGAGACCTGAGTGTTACGAAGACCACTATCCTCGACATCTGGACACCGAAAGACCTGACAACGGGCAGCGTGTATATCGGTATCGACGTGGGAAACATCAAGCACTACGTGATACGTTCCGACAAAGGACTACTGAAGATAGGGAGATTCAGCGCGTGGAGCGAGCTTGATGCCATCATCGCTGCATGGAAGCCAACATCAGGCGTCATTGACGCGATGCCGGATAACTTCAGTGCGAAGCACTATGTGGATACGTATCCGTGGATGAAGATGAGCTTCTTCATGGAGAACAACAACAACCCGCAGACTATTGTGTGGTGGGGCGAGGGAGACAAGAAGGGTATCGTCTACTCACACCGTGACCGCATCCTCGACCAATTCCTTATGGGTATGATTGAGGCTAAGTGGCTGATTGGTGTGTCAACAGATGATATGTTCAGACTCTACATCAAGCAGTACGAGACACTGAGACGTGCCAAGGTTGTGAACAACAAGGGCATAGAGCGGTACTGTTTCGTCGCTGGAACGAAGGTTCTTACAGACCTTGGAAAGAAGAATATAGAGGACATAACGACTCAAGATAGAGTCTTGACTAGGAACGGCTACAAATATGTCGTAAACACGATGAATAGAGAGGCAGACGTGGTGGATATGGGAGTCCTACATGGAACGCCAGACCACCCGGTGTTTACGAACCGAGGTGTACAAGACTTACTTTCTATCCCTTTGCTTGATAGAGTATATACATGTCATCCGAAACAGTTATCTACAAAGATATTAAGTTTACTCGATACCCTAACGCAAAGAGTTTCACAGATAGAAACTACTATCGACCTTCCGGAAAACCGAGGAAAGAAGGTGTCAAAAGACTTCACCAAGAGGTCTATAAGGACAACTTTGGGGATATTCCGGAGGGCTTTATCGTACATCACAAAGACCACAATCCGTCTAACAATTCGCCAGAAAA